GAGTTCTATGACAATGTTACTGATGGTAGTGGTACTATTATAAATATAGTTCCATTTATTGAAGATAGACAGCTTTTTAAATACAAAGCTAATCCATTTTATGCTGAGGAATATGATACTAAAGAAGGTACAGATTCTAAAGGGAAACCTTATAGTATTTATACTATTCCAGTATCTGAATTAGTAGCAGTACTAAATGATGGTACTGAGATTACTTATGCTTTGTATGAGAAAAGAAGAGATGAGCCTAAGAAAGAGGACACATTACCTAAGCTGCAAAACAGTCTAGCATTGTTTCCAAACTTTGAAGAGGAGTTTCCTGCTAAAACAGAGAATCTTTCTTTAGATAGTTATCCGGAATCAACTGCTGAGATTCTTAGAAGAATTGCAAGTGATTTTGAAAAATTAGCAGAAAGATTATGAGTATAGTACTTCCTACAACAAAAGTAAAAGCTGAGAGACAGAATCCTAAAAGACTAATTATTTATTCTAAACCAAAGACTGGTAAGACAACAGCTTATGCTGGTCTTGAAGGTAATTTGATTTTAGATCTAGAGAATGGTTCTGATTATGTTGAAGCATTAAAAGTAAAGATCAATAGTTTACAAGAATTATTGGATACTGGTAAAGCAATTAAGGCTGCCGGTAATCCATATAGAATTGTTACTATAGATACTGTAACTGCATTAGAAGAGATGATAATGCCTTTGGCTGTTAAACTTTACAGAGCTACTCCTATGGGTAAGAACTATGATGGAGACACTGTAGTTACTTTACCAAATGGTGCAGGATATTTATATATCCGTCAAGCATTCTTTCAAGTATTAGATTTTATTGATACCTTAGCTCCCCATATTATTTTATCAGGTCACATTAAGGACAAGGTAGTTGATGATAAGGGTGAGATGGTTATGTCTGCTAATATAGATTTAACTGGTAAAATCAAATCTCTAATATGTGCTAATGCTGATGCTATTGGCTACATGTTTAGAAAAGGTAATAAGACTATTTTAAGTTTTAAAACTAATGAAGAAACAACATGTGGTGCTAGACCAGAACATCTCCGTAATGAAGAGATAGTAGTTACTGAAATGAATGAGAAGGGTGAACTAGAGTTTCACTGGGACAAAATTTATGTATAAAAACAAACAAAATAAAACAAAATGGGATTAAGTACAACAGACTTAGGAACAGGTGGCGGAAGTGGACTACCTAAAACAATTTCTCCAGGGAATCATGTGTTAAAGATTAACTATCTGGATCTGGAAGATTTTAAATTTATTGATGGTGCAAAACATTTGATGTTGCATGTAGAAACAGAACCTATTGAGGGTTTTGAAGGTTTCATGCTGGACAAAGATGATGCAAGCAAGGGTCATTATGCCGGTCAAATTGGTAGAGTAAAAGCTAGTCAGTATGCATTTGCTGATGGTGAAACTAAATCTGGCATTAAGATTCAGAGAGATAGATCTATCTTAATCTTCTTACAGAACTTATGTAAGACTTTTGAGATCTATGACTGGTTTGTAGAACAAGATGGTAAACATAATACTGTTGATGATTTTATTGATGAATTCAATAAAACTGCACCTATCAAAGATAAGTTTCTTGAGTACTGTATTGCAGGTAAAGAATATGAAGGTAAAACAGGTTATACCAACTATGATATGTGGTTGCCAAAAGCAGACAATAAAAAATATGCTTATGGAGAAATAGAAGCTGGTAAAGTCATGATATATGATGAAGCTAAGCATCTTAAGAAACTAGAAACTAAAGAAGTAAAAAGCTTTGGTGAGGATGATGGTTTTGATACACCAAGTAAAAGCTCTTCTGACTTCAACCTAGACTAAACAGTCTTAAGGGGAGGTTAGTTAAGTGGCTTCCCCTTAATTTTAAAATAGGTAGTATGATTTCTACAAAAAACTTAATAACTGATTTGAGTCAAGTACCTAGAGAATGGGTGTTTGAGTATTATTTGAACTTAAAGGAAAAGCTATCTGGTCAAGATGTAAAAATTCTATCTATATTTAATGCAAGGGATAAAGTTCCCAGCATGTTTATTTACTATGATGTAGTCTCAAAATTTTATAAGTTTAAGGACTTCTCATCTGGTAATCAGGGAGATAGCATTGAATTGGTAAAGGCTTTGTTTAACATGTCCACAAGAGGACATGCAGCATATAAAATACTTAATGATTATCAGATTTATATAAAGAACAATACTATAGCTGTAGTAGATATTCTTTATCATGATAAGTATAAAGTGGTTGATTATGAAATGAGACACTGGACAAACTTTGATCAGACATACTGGATGGGATATAAGATTGGTTCAGCAATGCTTAATAGATATAATGTTGTACCACTAGCATTCTTTACTATGAGTAAGAATGATCTTGATGGTACTGAGATATCACACACATTTAAAAAGAATTATCTATATGGTTATTTTAGAGATGATGGTAGCTTGTACAAGATTTATATGCCTAAGAATGCTGATAAAAAGTTTATTAAAGTAGAGAATTATATTCAAGGTACAGATCAGTTAAGACATGATTGTAAGTATTTGCTTATTACTTCTTCACTCAAAGACCTAATGGCTTTTAATAAACTTGGTATAAGTAATATTGAAGCTATTGCTCCTGACAGTGAGAATACCATGATAGGTGAAAAAGCAATTGGAGAACTGAGACCACACTATGAAAAGATAATTGTTCTATTTGACAATGATGAGCCCGGTATCAAAGCTGCTCAGAGATATAAGGATAAGTATGGTTTTAATACTATATTGCTCCCTATGGAAAAGGATTTGTCAGATTCAGTAAAGGAATATGGTGTAGATAAAGTTAAAGAAGTATTATTTCCATTATTAAAACAAGCATTATGAGCTGGATATATCAAGGAAAGGAGTTTAAAGAACCTAACATACCTGAAGGAGGTGTAGGATTTATTTACATTATGCATGCTATTATTGACGGCAAATCTGTTGCATATATTGGTAAGAAGAACTTCTTTGCTAATATAAAAAAACCTCTGGGTAAAAAAGCTCTAGCAATGTCAACAGACAAGAGACTTAAAAAGTACCGGAGAGAAATAAAACCAGACTTCATGAGGTATTACAGTAGTAATAAGATTCTAAAGGAAGCTCACAAAGCAGGAGTAATTATCAGAAGAGAAATTCTTAGGATATGTAATACTCAGACAGAGCTGACATATCAAGAAGTCAAACATCAATTTTTATATGATGTGCTTGAGAATGATAAGTATTTAAACGGGAACATCCTTGGGAGGTTCTATAAAACAAAGTAATTATGACAGAAAATGAAATGACAGGCCTTCTATTTAAGTTGGCTGATCTTGGTGTGACTGGTATTAAAGTAAAATATGATGGTGGAGGAGACTCCGGTGCCATAGAATGGATTGGATATACAACAGAAAAATGTTATACCCCAGGAGATGTTGGTGATAATATAGATAATTGGGATAATGATTCAAATTTAGCAGAGTTAGATTCAAGTGCTTATTCTTTAATTGAAGATTTTGCTGAAAGTAAAATTCTTAATGACTTAGAAGACTGGTGGAATAATGAAGGTGGTTTTGGTAGTTTATGCATATGTGTTCCTTCAGGAAAATATATTATAAATAATCATATAAGAGTTACTGAGACAGAAGATTTTTTACATGAAGGGGAATTATTAGAAAAAGCATCAGATGAATGAAAGACAAAAAGCTAATGAAATGTATGATTATTCATTAAAGTTACATGGTGATGAGAAAGCTAAAGAAGAATCAATAAAGTCTGCTCTGGCAATTCTTTCCTTAGCACCTTATAATGATGGTAAGATGAAGAATAGAATTTATTGGGAAAGAGTAGTTGAATTTTTAAAAGCAAAATAATGGCACATCCTTGGCAACATGCAAAATCCTCAGCTAAAAAGTTTGGAGGTTATCCAACAGATTACATAGAAATCCATAACTGGTTTGATGAAACTAAAGCTTGGATTGGAAATAGTATGCATAGAATGTTCAGACACCATAGTGAAGGTATATTTGAATGTGAGAAGAAGTTTGGACCAAGTTTTGAAAATTCAGATGGTAAAACTGTATATACAAGATATGTTGCAGAACAACATGTTAAAGAGGATTGTAATAACTACATTCCTAGTGCAAAAGAATGGATTACTATGATTGAGTCTGGTAAACCTGAGAAATGGGCAATTAAAACATTAAAAATTGAAGACTAATGGAAGAATCAAAAGTATTTACTCTTAAAGAACATTTAGATGCTATAGAAGCAGCTTATTCAATAGGAGTAGTTAAATCAGTTACTAGAGAAGATAAAGAAGAGTTGATTGCTGTTTTAAGAAAAGCCGTTATTAAATATGCACAAGTTAAAAATAATAAAATAGAAGACTGATGATTTTTAACAAAGAAGAAACAAAGAACTTGCTAGGCATGCTCAAGTCTGAGGACACAGAAAATCATGTTGTAGCATTTGAGGCATTAAAGAATGTAGATTTAAAAGAATATACTGGAGAACTATTAGTACTACTTAAGTATGGTTCTGCTAGTATGAGTGAATGGAAGGACTTATGTCCTAAAGTATATAAGAAGTTTGAGGCTCTTGGTATGGATGATAAGAAACTTACAGGTCCTAAAACTCTTAGTCTAATGACAGCCAACAAAGCTAGTAAAGAATCTGTAGAACTATTTATGGAATCTTTTGTAGTTGATATGGTTAGTTTTCTAGATCAGGTGGGGTATCCTACTGATAAATTTGAGATAAATATTAAAATAAAAGACTAATGGATAAAGTACAAAGTTTAAGTAAAGCTGCTAAAGACTTAATGTTGAAAGAGCCCTATTATGGGTTCTTTCTCATTATGTTGAATAAAGTCTGGGACAAGAGAAGAGTTCCAACTGCAGGTGTTAGTAAAAATGGTATTAATTATCAGCTTACTATCAATGATGATTTCTGGGAAAGTCTTACTGAAGAACATAGATTGGGTTTACTTAAACATGAGCTGTTGCATATTGCATTTGGTCATCTTACTACTTTCTTTAAGTTTAGTGATAAGAGACTAGCTAATGTAGCTATGGATATGGAGATCAATCAGTATATTGATAAACAGTATCTACCGGAAGGTGGTATTGATATAGATAACTATACTGATATACAACTA